ACACAATCTCAATGTCACTGTTTACGATATTGAGGTGTTTCCTAACGTTTTTCACTGTACATGTAGAGATACTGAAACTAACAGATTATATACTTTTGAAATATCCAAACGAAAGAATCAGCTAACCGAGTTAGTTGATTTTTTCTATTATAAGAATACCGAAAGGATGTTCTGCGGATATAACAATAAGCATTATGATGATGTAATAATAAACTACATTATTGACTACTATTATAAGTTAGACCAACTATCTTATGCTAGAATATGTCAATCTGTCTTCAATCTTTCTAATACTATAGTGAAGAGCGAAGAAGGAGATATCTCTGCATTCAAACGGTGGAAATATGCAAACTATTTTGAATCTATGGATTTACTGACTATGCAATTCAGCAGCAAACTTAGAGTAGGCCTCAAAGAAATGCAAGTCACGATGCACTATAAAAACGTGCTAGAATATGATGGGGACTTCAGTACCGCCTTATCAGAAGATAACATTGATGATATGATCTTCTATAACATCAATGACGTAGATTCAACTACAGAGCTTTTAAATAGGCTCTCAAAAGATATCGCACTACGCGAATTTATCGAAACAGAATATGGCATCAATGCATACTCGATGGACAGTGTAAAGTTCGGAGAGACTATTCTGGCTAAAAAATACTGTGAAGCCACTGGCATTAGTAAAAAACAACTGGAAACCATGCGCTCTCCAATGGATTACGTTCCATTGAAGGATGTCATACTTCCGTTTATTACATATAAAAATCCGAAAATTCGGGCTGTTCTGGAGGACATGAAAGGGCAAGTAGTGTACACCAAAGAACGAAAAGGCTACGAGAAGCAGTTCGTGCTCTCGAATACAACGATATCTATAGGTGTTGGTGGAATTCATTCTATCAATAAACCTAAGGTATACGTTCCTAATGAGAATGAATACATTGGGCACGCCGATGTGGCGAGCATGTATCCGAGCTTTATAGTTCAATACAAATGGATTCCGCGTCATCTAGGAGAAGAGTTTTGGCAGGTTTATTCACAAATATATCGTGAACGTATAGAAGCCAAACATAGCGGTCAGAAGCTTAAGAGTGATGCCCTTAAATTAACTCTTAACTCTGTCACAGGAAAAATGCAACAAGAGACAAGTTGGATGTACGATCCGTTCTCAGTCTTTAAGATTAGAATGAATGGTCAGCTAGTATTGCTGATGATTGTAGATCGTCTACTGGAACTTGGATGTGAGGTCATTCAGGTTAATACAGATGGTGTGATGTATATCGGTAAAAAAGACCTCGAGGAGCAAATTCAACAAAAGATTAAAGAGGTTGAAGATATTACAAAACTGTCTTTTGAAAGCGATCGCTATGAAGCGTTTTATCAGTACGCTGTCAATGATTATTTCGGTGTCATTGAAGGATGGTCAAAAACTCATGACCCCAAACTGATAGAGAGAAAAGGTATGTTTATTACAGAAAACCGACTTGGGAAAGGTATGGCACCAGTTATCATTCCTAAGGCTGTAATAAACTATTTTCTCACTCAGGAACCTCTTGCCGACTATATTAGGAGGCATACAGATATCAAGGATTTCTTAATGACTCAACGAGTTGATAAGAAGTTCAAACTAGTACATGGTGAAAAGCCTGTACAACGTATTAACAGATACTACGCTAGCACAAACGGTGCTTATCTGTTTAAGGTGAATCCGCAAGGAGAAGCCGAAAATATGCTAACGAAATCAGGAGTAACAATCCTGAATGAGTTTGACGATCGCACGATAGATAGTCGAAAGATTAACTATCGGTACTATATCAGTGAAGCCAATAAAATAGTTGTAGACTTTACTGAACAACAACTAGAACTCTTTTAATAACCAGCTTGTTCATCATAGCATATAAGAGATGATTATTGAATTAAATACTAAGCTCCTGGATTTACCAGAAGACTTAAATATGAATCAGTTAGTATTCCTAAGTATGGTATTGGATAAGAATCAAAATACCAAACATCAAGACGTCCATCGATTAGTCAGCCTTATCAATGACGACGAAATATCATACTTAGTTCAACAGAATCTTGTCACCTCGATGGAGAGAGGTGAATTCAGAGTTTATGAAGCAACGGAACGCTTAAAGACTTTCATGAAGAATGAAAAGGATTACTTCGATTTGTTTTATGAACTCTACCCAGTATACGTACTACGTCCAGATGGCATGAAAAGCTATCTTAGGGCAAACGTTAATAAATGTAGACACTTATTCAACGTAACATGTGGTAATAGTTCTGCTATGGCAGAGCACCTTATAAAATGTCTTGAATTCGAAATCAGTAAAAAGATGAAAGAAGGCAAGATAGGTTATATGAAAACTATGTGGCGTTGGTTAGTGGATCATCAATGGGAAGAATCTGAAGAAGAGATGAATGATACAGAAAAACCTGTGAACACCTATGGAACAGACCTTATCTAAAATTCGGCCTATATCGGTAGTAGCCCAAGAGACTATTAACTATATAGCAGGAAGACGAGACCATAACATCGTTTCGCTGAAGACTAGATGGGATAAGTTAAATAGGCAATGTATGGGAGGCATTGAGCCGAATACCATATATACATTCGCTGGAATAAGTGGTACTGGAAAAAGCTCGCTCTGCAATACCATAACTACTGATATCATAGACCTTAATCCTGAACAAAATATAGTTGTTCTAAACTTCTCACTAGAAATGGTTGGATTTAGGCAAGTTGGAAGAACGCTTTCAAGTAAGCTGAGGAAAACGACTTCTACCTTGTATAGTTCGGAAACGGACCTGGATGATGAGACCTTCAGAAAAGTCATCACAGTATCTAATCAGCTAAAGGAGTATCCTATCTATTTTGTAGATGATCCTGGAACTCCCATGCAAATAGAACAAATTATAAATGACTTCTATGCCGAGTATGTAAAAGGTACCGGTAAACATTTCATAATTACGTATGATCATACTCTACTGACTAAACAAATAGGCAGTGTTATTGAGACTACAAGCGAGTTAGAGAAAGTATTTATTAGAGCTAAGAAATTACCTCTGACAAGTATTATTCAAATAGCTCAGATGAATCGTGAAATAGAGAAGCCAGAAAGGATTAATAACCCATCGGCACATTACCCGATGCGAAGCGATTTATCATCGTCGGATGCAATGTTTCAAGCAAGTGATTACGTCTTTGTACTACACAGACCTGAGATATTGAATATCGCTGAATATGGTCCTAATCGTTTACCTACTACTAATAAAGTATATATGCACCTGCTCAAAAATAGAGATGCAGGTAAACCGTGTATACTTGAATTCGAGAACGACCTTCAGTATAATAACTTGATTGAATGTTAACATTGCTTCGACAAGTAATAACATTTAATATAGGCTGAATAATATGAAACACTACACGATTAAGATTAACAAGAATAACAATAGTGGTATTAACTTTCGTAATAACAACAACGCTTCTAAGGCTCTTGACGACCTTATTCTTTCTAATATGATCAAGATGAATCCTTATCTCGCTTATAAGAAGAAGGACAACTTGTTGGGTTCGATGTTCGACGCTGCTGGCTTTGATAGCAGTGATAACGATACCATTATCATTTCTAATCGTCCTAATAGCAACTTCCTGAAGGGCACCTTCGATGCAAGGTTTGCTGAGGCTGCTAAGTTCCTGGCTAGTTACACACCTACCAAGAAGATTTACTTTACTGATGGTACACCTATCGCCTTCTTTGAGGACGAGATTCAGATTGGTGATACTCTTATTCCTCTGTATGAGTTGACTTCTCCTAAGTATTACAACGCATTCACTCCTGAGACGAAGAAGATTATCATTAACATTTTCATCAGTATTAAAGGATAAAAATAAAATATGCTTACACTACCTACACAGAAAGTTCCAGCAGTTTCTGAAGACCCTAGGTATTTGATTTTGTACGGTTTACCAAAGAGTGGTAAGACCTCGTGTCTAGCCCAGCTGGGTAACAACCTTATCATAGATTTGGAAGGCGGTACAAACTTCATTGACGCTTTAGCCATTCAGGCTAGAACGATTAACGACCTGGGAGAAATTGCTAGCGCCATTAGAGCCAAGAATGCAGAAGTAGGAAAAAACTTTTATAAACGCATTACTATTGACAATGCCACTCGATTGGAAGATATATGTATGAGTTATGCTTGTACATTGTATCGTAAAACTGAGCTTGGTAAGAATTGGAAAGGTGATGACGTTACTACTCTTGCTCGCGGTGCAGGATATAAATATTTACGAGATGCTGTAAAGAAGGTCATTGATATGTTCAAAGACCTTTGTGATGAATTTATTTTAGTAGGACATGTCAAAGACTCTATTACCGATAAAGATGGCGAAGAAGTCAATGCCAAAGAAATCGATCTGGTTGGAAAACTTGGAAAGATTGTATGCGGAATGGCTGATGCTGTCGGCTACGTCTACCGGAAAGACAATGAGACCCACATCTCATTTAAGTCGGGAGGAGACGGAACGATTATGGAAGCTCGAGCAAGGCATATTGCCGGGCGTGATATTGTAATAGCTACTGGTAATGAGGATGGTAGCATAAATACCTACTGGGATAGAATTTATAAATCAGAATAACTCCGAACATTTTAACATTTAAGGATATGTACAGTACAAAAACCGCAACAACAAACAACAATGAGTTTAACAGCTCATATATGCCTGTAGGCATCAACGAGAATATTACTCTGAAAGAGGTAAACGTTAATAAGTCTACTAATGGAAGAGACTTCTTAGAGATTATCTTTGAGAATGCAGATGGTCAGACAGCAACTATGACCGAGTGGAAGAACGAGAAGAATATGTGGATTAAGACCGACGAGGATTTACAGCGTCGTGACAATCAGCAGTTTGGTCGTATTCTGCAGGTTATTGATGCGTTTAAGGGCTCACACGAAGAGTTTGAAGGTTCTTCATTTGTTGAGATGATTAACTGGGCTAAGAACCAGTTGGCTATCAATACAGATGCAATGCAGCCAGCTCTCCGTTTGAAGGTTATTTACGACAAGAACGGCTTTACTCAGGTTTCTAAGAATGGTATCTTTGTTGAGGCTATGAAGGCAGAAGAGTCTCAGATTAAGCTTTGGAAGAACGATCTTACAGAGCGTCCTATTGTAGCAGATAAAGAGCCTGCTGCAGATCCGCTTGCTGGTCAGGATATATCTGACTTTAGTACTCCGGTAACTGAGACAACTTCAACAGGTGCTGACGACCTGCCTTTTTAAAAGAGCAGTCAAAAGATTTGTCAAATAGTTTATATGATGTTCTAAATATGCTTCATAGTAAGCATCCAGAATTATATGATAAATTGACAAAGAAATTGGCTGCATAAATGGTCAGTGGTGCTGACAACCAATAAAGAGAAGTATAATATTCAGAGGAAAAGGGAGAAATCCTGAAGGCAATGAGAAGGGTTAAAGGGTGAGAAATCACGTGTATGAATCTTCTTCTTTATAAAAGGTCAGTGGTGGAGACTAGAAATAGCCCTCACAATATTATTGTGTAAAATGCCGGCCTATAGGAGCGGATTGAATTCGTAAACTTACACAATAAATGGTGCTGACAACCAATAAAATTGAAATTGTACAAAGATAATAGGAAGTTAATTAGGTATGTCTCGAAAGCATGCTATTCGTGGGAAGTCTGGTATTTGACGTTAACAGAGATTTATTCATTTAAATTTCTTTTTCGGAATCCCCTGAACGGTCCAAACAGGAAGGGTTTATCTAAGTATTACTTATAAGGATTTCAATTTTGCACAAAGGTCAGTGGTGGAGGACTGGCTGGGAAACCAGTCAGCCCCTTTCTAATAAAATGTAGGAAGTTATAGTTACATTACAGATATGAAAAATACAGTAATTATAAAAAAAATAAATTCTGATTTAGAATTAGAATTAGATGTCAATCGTATTGTAGCAATATCGAAGAAAACTATAAATGACGAAGGACAAGAAATATATTATATCTACTTCGAATTTGCTATATGGAAAGTTCAGGGAGATTCCTATGAAGAAGTACATGCAGCATGGTTGAAAGAATAATAAATAGTCCCGTAATTAATTTTACGGGATTTTAAATGGGTTTGAATGCGACGGATAGCAGGGCGACTGGTGGGATGGTAAACCACGTAAATGCAGTCTGTTCGGGGTTCGAGTCCCCTTAAA